TAAAGCTTTTGGTGATGATTCTCAACCTACATGGGAAGATGCTCCTGATTGGCAGAAGACATCTGCTATCCATGGAGTGGACTTTCATCTTAACAACCCAGATGCAACACCAGAACTTAGTCATGAGGTGTGGTGTAAAGAAAAAGCAGATGCTGGTTGGAAATGGGGACCGGTAAAAGATCCTGAAAAGAAAGAACATCCTTGCTTTGCTTTGTATAGTGAGCTTCCACTAGAACAAAGAGTGAAAGACCATTTATTTAAACAAGTGGTGGATAGTTTAAGACAGCACATCTATTAAATTATAATCTATATGAAAAAACAAGAAGTGTATCAAGATGTAGAACCTGGTTACAAATATGAAGATGATTTCATGAATGACTGGGTATTTCATTATAATCCTTATTCTAAACAATGGGCAGCTATTCCAAGAGACTATTATATGGATTATTGGAATGACTTTAAACATCCTGAAGTATTAAGAAGTAATCATATGAATACTCTTTTATCTTTATTACATAAAGCTAAAGGAGATAAAACTATTATAGAAGATATTATTAGTGGAGAAATCAAATAATTATATAGACATCCCTACTTATTCTAATGGAGTGTGGAGTGTCACTGAATTTCCAACTAGAGAAGATTTCAGAGACTTTCTTGTTCCATTGTTTAAAGAACCAGGTGAATACCAATTTGATGAAACTAGTTTAATATTTAATGCTGAAGGACGTAAGTTTCAAAAGCAAGGATATTATTGTCATGCTCCTATAAAATCTAAAGACTTTATAACCTACTGGGATGATCAAAAGAATAAATGCCGCACTGGGATTATTGTACATAGTGATGAGCATACTTGGTATCTTACTCGTGACTATTATATGTGGCTTAACTTTCTTCCTATTTACGACAAAGAGGAAAAAAGGTTTGACTTTGCCAAAGTAAGGGATGCTCAATATCATATGGCTCTCTATGAAATACTAGGTGAGTTACATTGGAAGCATGCTATTATTCTAAAGAAACGTCAGATAGCTTCTTCCTATTTTCATATGGCCAAACTTATTAATCAATATTGGTTTGAACAAGGTGCTGTATTAAAGATAGGTGCTAGCCTTAAAGATTATATTAACGAGAAAGGTTCTTGGAAGTTTCTTAATGAATATAAGAACTTTTTAAATGAACACACAGCATGGTATAGACCAGCTGAACCAGAGAAAGTGGGGGCTTGGCAGCAGCAGATTAAAGTGAGGGTAAATAATAGAGACACATACAAAGGTTTAAAATCAACAATCAACTCCTACTCTTTTGAAAAAGATCCTACTAATGGTGTGGGTGGACCAGTTACATATTTCTTTCATGAAGAAGCTGGTATTGCTCCAAAAATGGATGACACTTATGGGTTTATGAAACCTGCCCTAAAGTCTGGTCATATTATTACAGGTCAATTTATAGCTGCCGGATCCGTGGGTGATCTTGATCAATGTGAACCTATGAAAGAGTATATTCTTCATCCAGAAGAAAATGGTTTTTATGGGGTGACATCTAATCTTATAGATAGTGACGGCACCATAGGTGTCACTGGTTTATTTATACCTGAACAGTGGTCTATGCCTCCTTATATAGATCAGTATGGTAATTCTAAAGTGCAGGAAGCTTTAGCAGCTTTGGAAACAGAGTTTGCTAAAATGAAGAAAGATATGGATCCAGCTGCCTATCAGCTTACTATATCTCAGCAACCTAGAAACATAGAAGAAGCTTTTGCCACCAGAAAGGTGAGTGTATTTCCTCCCCATCTTGTATCTAAACAGTTACAACGAATAGCTGACAAGCAATATTCTGTAGAGTATATAGATTTGTCTAGAGATGATGAAGGAAGAATTGTAGCTAAGCCTTCTAGAAAAATCCCTATATCAGAATTTCCCATATCTAAAAAGACAGAAGATAAAGAAGGAGTGATTTGTATTTATGAACGTCCTCATGATAATCCTACATTTGGGATGTACTATGCTTCTGTGGATCCTGTAGGAGAAGGTAAAACTACTACATCAGACTCCTTATGTTCTATATATGTATATAAAAATCCTGTAGAGGTTATACAGGATGATGGGGACGGTAAAGTAAAAAACACTATAGAAAGAGATGGACTAGTAGCATCCTGGTGTGGTAGATTTGATGATTTGAAAAAAACCCATGAAAGACTGGAGCTTCTTATAGAATGGTATAATGCATGGACATTAGTGGAGAATAACGTAGCTTTGTTTATACAATACATGATATCTAAAAGAAAACAAAGATATCTAGTTCCTAAAGATATGATATTGTTCTTAAAAGATATAGGAGCTAATAGAAACGTGTTTCAGGAATATGGTTGGAAAAACGTAGGTACATTATTTAAAGGTACTATTCTAAGTTATGGTATAGAGTTTTTGTTGGAGGAGCTAGATCACGAAACAGAACCGGATGGAACTATAACCAAAACTATATATGGAGTGGAGAGAATTCCAGATCCTATGTTACTTAAAGAGATGCAAGCTTATAGGGATGGACTCAACGTGGATAGGCTTGTAGCATTCTGTTCTTTAGTAGCATTTGCTAAGGTGCAACAGTCCAATAGAGGGTTGTCAAAACGTATAGAAGTTGCAAAACAAAACTTGGACGTCTCACAAAAATTTAGTAAATTAAATTATAGTCCCTTTAGACATATTGGAGCTAACAGAGGAGGATCTGTGATGAAGCCTTCTCGTAATGCTTTTAAAAATATAAGATGATGGAAACAGTAACTATTTCAGATTGGGAAGCCGGAAATTTTATATGTACAACTATTACAGATCCCACTATAACTAATGTAACTTATGTTATAGATGACTGCATCACTTTAACTAATTAAGAATCATGCAAATATATAATGCCTTAGACCTTAAGCATGGTAAAAAAGCTGAATATAATAAGATGGGTACTCTCACCCAGCCTATTCAGTTTTTATCAGATAAGGAGAAAGATGATGAGTGGAGAGCTTGGAACCTTGACTGGTTAGAATGGCAGGGTATGAGACAGCTTAGACGTAATGCTAGACGTTTAAGTAAAAACTATAAGCTAGCTAGAGGTATTATAGATAAGCAGGATTATATAGTGGAAGAAGATAATGAGATGGCTGATCTTATTGATACCCTCACTAAAGAAGATGTATCAGCATTTGAGCTTAAATTCTATCCTATTATTCCTAATGTAATCAATGTATTAGCAAATGAGTTTGCTAAAAGATCTTCTAGAATAATGTTTAGGGCTGTAGATGACACCTCTTATAATGAGATGTTAGAGGAAAAGAGGAAGATGATAGAGGATGTTCTATTACAAGATGCTAATCAAAAGATAATGGCCCAGATGATGGCTCAAGGAATTGATCCTGATTCTGAAGAAATGCAGCAAGCCACTTCTGTAGATGTTTTAAAAAAACTTCCAGAAATAGAATCTTTTTTTAGAAAAGATTATAGATCTATGATTGAAGAATGGGCTACTCACCAACAAAAAGTAGATGATGAGAGATTTAGAATGCAGGAACTAGAGGAGAGAGGGTTTAGAGATATGCTCATCACTGATAGAGAGTTCTGGCATTTTAGAATGATGGAAGATGATTATGAGGTGGAACTATGGAATCCTTTGCTTACATTCTATCATAAGTCACCTGATGTACGTTATGTATCAGATGGTAACTGGATTGGTAAGACTGATATGATGTCTGTATCAGATGTTATAGACAAGTATGGTTGGATGATGGAGCAGGAACAACTAGAAGCATTAGAAGTTATTTACCCTATAAGATCAGCAGGATATGCTGTTCAGGGCTACCAAAACGATGGAACATACTATGACCCTACAAGATCTCATGAATGGAACACCCAAATGCCTAGTTTGGCTTACAGGCAGTTTACTTCTTTGTATGATTCAAAGCTTGGTACTGGTGATATTGTTCAGTGGATCCTATCTGATTCAGAAGATCTTCAAGATTTTGGGAAAAGCTACATGCTTCGTGTATCAACAATCTATTGGAAGAGTCAAAGAAAAGTTGGGCACCTCACTAAAATAACAGACTATGGAGAGGTGATACAAGAAATTGTATCAGAAGATTACAAGGTGAGTGATAAACCAGTTTATAATACTTCTGTATATAAACAGAAAAATAAAGATACTCTCATCTTTGGAGAACATATAGATTGGATATGGATTAACGAAACTTGGGGTGGTATTAAGATAGGTCCTAACCGTCCTACATTCTGGGGTATGAATAATCCTGGAGGTATTAACCCTATCTATCTTGGTTTATCTGGTGGTAAACCAGGACGTCTTCCTTTTCAATTTAAAGGAGAAGCTACCTTGTATGGTTGTAAGCTTCCTGTAGAGGGATGTATATTTGGAGATAGAAATACTAGAAGTGTTTCATTGGTAGATTTAATGAAGCCTTTTCAAATAGGTTATAACATAGTGAATAATCAGATAGCTGACATCTTGGTTGATGAACTTGGCACTGTGATTATGTTAGACCAGAATGCTTTACCACGTCACTCTTTGGGAGAAGACTGGGGTAAAAATAATCTGGCTAAAGCCTATGTTGCTATGAAGAACTTCCAGATGTTACCATTGGATACTTCTATTACTAATACTGAGAATGCTCTTAATTTCCAACACTATCAGGTGTTAAATTTAGAGCAAACTCAACGTTTACTTTCTAGAATACAGTTGGCCACCTATTTTAAAACTCAAGCTTTTGAGGTGATAGGATTGAACCAACAACGTATGGGTATGCAGATAGCTCAGCAGCAAACTGCTACAGCTATTGAACAAGCTGCTAATGCTAGTTATGCTCAGACAGAACAATACTTTATACAGCATAGTGATAATCTTATGCCTAGAGTACACCAGATGCGTACTGACTTAGCTCAGTATTATCACTCTAAAAAACCTGGTTTAAGGCTTCAGTATATTACTACAGCTGATGAAAAGGTAAATTTTGAGATTAATGGTACGGATCTTCTTGCTAGAGATATTAATGTATTTTGCACTACAAGAACCAATACACGTTCTATAATGGAACAACTTAAATCATTAGCTCTTAATAATAATACTACAGGTGCTTCTATATATGATTTAGGTAATGTTGTTAAAGCTGAAAGTATTGCTGAATTAACTGATGTGTTGAAAGCTTCTGAAGATAAAGTAAAAGCTCAGAAAGAAGCTGAAATGCAGCAACAACAAGAAATGCAACAACAACAACTTGCTGCTCAGGAAAAACAACTTCAGATGGCTCAGCAGTTTAAAGCTGAAGAATCTGAAAAAGATAGACAAGCTCGTATTCTTGAAGCTGAAATTAAAGCTGCAGGTATGGGATCTATGACTGATATTAATAAAAATGCTCAGTCCGATTATCTTGATGCTATGGAAGGAATTAGAAAAGAACAACAGTATCAGGATACTATGAATCTTAAGAGAGAAGAACATATGATGAATAGAGAACAAGGTCAGGCTAAGATAGATGTAGAACGTCAAAGACTCCAAACTCAAAGGGAAATAGCTAACAAACAATTAGAGATAGCTAAGGAAAATAAGAATAAATACGATGTTAAGTCATCTTCTAAGAAAAAATAAATTACAATTATAGCTCTATAATCCATAGCTTAGGTAAAACCAAGTAAATTTTTAGAGTTTAAGTTGTATATTAATAATGTAGAAATACATACATAAAAAACCAAACTATATGACTGATAATCAAAACGTACAGACATCTGTACAAGAAGTAGATCTTGACATTGATAGCTGGTTGGGTGCTCCTGGAGCTGATAGTATAATCACTCCGGATACAAAAAGTAAAGAAACGGAAAAACCGAATTTCTTTTCTCCAGCAAAAACAGATTTAAGTTTCTTAGATGAACCTGCTAAATCTGAAGAAGAAAAAAATGTTTCACATGAAACATCTGAAGTTTTAAATGATCTTGATAAAGATTTGTTAGAAACAGATGAAACAGATGAGACTATTAAAAAACCAGGAAGACCTAGAACAGAAAAGTCTGGCTTGGTAGAGTTCTTAAAGAAAAGAATAGAGTCAAATGAAATGTTTGCATTTGATGACTATGATGAAAATAAACAATCTCTTGATGACTACCTTAGTGGTTTAGGAGAAAAAGATATAGAAGAGCTTTGGAAAGCTAATATAGATAACCTTAAAAGTGAGGTGGCTTCCCAAACTCCAGCACAGTTTTTTGATAGTTTGCCTGATGAATTAAAGTATGCAGCTAAGTATGTAGCTGATGGAGGAGAAGATCTAAAAGGACTATTTGCAGCTTTAGCTCAAGTAGAACAGGTTAGAGAATTGGATCCTTTACAAGAGAATGACCAAGAGTATATTGTAAGAAGTTATTTACAAGCTACTAATTTTGGATCTCCTGAAGAAATTGAAGAAGAGCTTACCACTTGGAAAGAAATTGGAGCTTTAGAAAAGAAAGCTAAACAATTTAAACCTAAGTTGGATCAGATGCAAGAAGAAGTGGTTCAATACCACGTTCAGCAACAAGAAGCTATGAAACAACAACAGGAGAATGCAGCTGCTGCTTATCAACAGAATGTATTTGAAGCTTTAAGACCTGCAGAAATTAATGGTCTTAAACTTGATAAGAAAACTCAAGCTCAGCTTTATACAGGATTAGTTCAACCACAATATCCTTCTATATCAGGAAGACCTACTAACTTGTTAGGCCACCTTTTAGAGAAGTATCAGTTTGTAGAACCTAACTATCCATTGATTGCAGAAGCTCTTTGGTTACTTTCTAACCCTGATGAATATCGTGGTAACTTGATGAAGCAAGGTAAGAATGCAGCTGTAGAGCAAACAGTGAGACAGTTGAAGACAGAACAATCACGTAAAAATGGTGGTTCTTATTATGAAGAAGAAGAGTCTAGAACTAGAAAAATTTCTAGACCACAAAATATTTTTAAAAGATAATTTTATTATTAACCCTTAAACTTTAAAAGCCCTATGGCAACTCCAGTTTTAAACAATGGGATATTCCTACGTGATAACCAGTATCATACTAGTTCTCATGTTGACTCCTATCACCTATCTAACCTACTTAAAAGTGCTGAACCTACAGATTTAGGTCCAGTAGATCTTTGGGCAATGGCTCAAAAGGTAGAAATGCCTCTTTACCAAATGTCTTCTTTTGGTGGTAAGAATGTGATTATGGTTGACAATGCACGTGGAGAATACAAATGGCAAATTCCCGTGGCCCAAGATCTTCCTTATATTGTGGAAGATATTGAATCATCTAACCAAACTAAAGGTATTGATGGACAAACGTTCAAAATTAAATTGAACAAACGTACTTTCGGACATGGTGATATCATCACTTATGACAAGTACAATGGTGTGGAAATGTACATTACAGCTGATGATATCATCCCTACAGGTGATAGCTTCATCTACACTGTACAGCTTGTAAACAATGACAACAACAAGTATTTGGATAACAAGTATTTGACTGTTGGTACTAAGATCTTCCGTAAAGGTTCTGCTCGTGGAGAGTATGGAGAAAGATTCTCTGATCTTGGTTCAGTGTCTGCAGGTTTCCGTGAATTCTATAACTATGTTGGTGGTGCTGAAGCTCACGTACACTACTCAATCTCTAGTCGTGCTGACTTGATGATGAAGGGTGGTATGAAAGCTGATGGTACTGTACCTGTAGTAGAATTGTGGAGAAACTT